TAACGAATTAACGAATTAACGAATTCTGGCTAGACGTAAAGGTTTTGCCGGGAGGGTGTGCCGCCGGCCGAAGCGGGGGAGGTGCGCACGGTGCGAGAGTGCTCGGTTAGGGTGCGGCTGCGGCGCTGGGAGCGCGGACGATTAAAGTCGCTATCGACCTCAAGGGAAGCAATCACGCATAGCATCAGGCACAGCGCCTGAGGAACGAGAACGCCCAAGGTAAAGCCGCGCGTGATCATATGCGCTTTGTTCTTGGCGCCCAGCTTGCTTAGGATATTGCGCTCCACCAAGCGCATGCCTGTGTCATCCATTTTTAGTTCCTGGGCAATCACTGGCGTTGGGAAGCCTTCGGCGGTTTTCACCAAGACGAACAGTTCTCTGTCCGTCAGGTTCTGGCCGGGATAACCAATCACTTCGTCGCCGTGAATCTGGACGCAGGCATTCATTGAAACGCTTCCTTGCGATAGGGGAGGGGTGATTAGTGGCTGGCCAGCTCAATGTCTAGCGCGTCAACGTGACGGCGTAGCAGGCCTAGGGTGTTGGCCAAAGCTTCCATGTGGTCAACGGTGACATGGCCTTGGTCGATGCAGTAGAGGGCCATCAGCTGCATGCTCTGAGCGAGCGACGATACTTCTTTGAGTGCTACGCATTGGCGCCGTTGAATACTCAGACGGCCCGCTTGCTCCGAGGGTGGGTGACTGTGGAGGTTGGTAACTTCGCTGCCTTGCTGCATGGAATGACGTTCCTGTTCTGGTTTGCGTGCAATGTTACACATAAAGTGTAAATCCGAACAATAAAAAAGCCCTTGGTTAAGGGCTAAATTACTATCGGTCGTGGGCTATGCGCGCCACCCGACCAACCACATCGACACCTTTGAATTCCTCGGCCGAAAGGTTCTGGTCGGCATACTGCGAGTTATCGGCGGCGGTAATGGTATAGCTGCCGTTCATTTCAGGGCGGATGGTTCGAATCCAGATATGTTCTTGCACCACAATGCCAAACAGGTCAGCGCCGCGCACGGTTTTCTGTTCTAGGTCGAGCAGCACCTCGGCGCCTTCATTGATGATGCCTTGCATGCTCTTATCGATCTGCCGGATGGACAGTAGTTTGTTTCGGTTTAATCCCCTACTGCTTAGGTACTCCAAGCTGTAGGCGGTTGAATCTGTAACTTGCGTCAGTGTGAGCAGGCCGTTCTTGGTTGCAATGTTGGCGGGGTTTGCCGTGACATAGTTGGACGTCACCGCGTTTAGGCTGTCGTTGTCGGTAAAGCCCTGAATCCATGCAGCGGGCTTACCGAACATTTGGCCGAGGTGAATAATTTGTTCAGGCCCCGGCATGCGCAAGCCCAGCTCCCAGTTGGAATACCGGGAGGTAGACATCTCTTTGCCGGCAATCACGGAAAGACGCTTGGCGGTTTCGTCCATCGTCCAACCGTGACTAGTGCGACACTGCTTAATCCGTTTGGCGACGGTCGCTTGTAATTCGGACATGCAAAATTTCCCAATGGTCGCCGTGAGGTTTCACGGCCTTGGCAATATATGAATATTATCTCTAGTCCGTAGAAATATACACATTAAGTGTACATGACGGGAAAAAAAGCTTGAAGAATAGGGTGCTCTCGAAATAGACTTACACGAATAGTGTAAATGGGTGTCTTAGCGTGGAATTTAACCGATGGATCGAAACCGTTGGCAATAGTCCGCGACCTGGGAAGGTCAGCGGCAAGGGGGTTCATGTCGTGGCGGCACTGCTGGGCGAAAGTCCGAGGGCCGTCTACTCCTGGTACCGCCAAGAGCGAATCCCCTCGTTCTCGGCCGGCGTTAACATCATCTTGAAATCCAAAGGTGATGTGGATTGGAACGGTATCTATGCGCCGTTCGCTCGCAAGCTGTTCAAGCCTGGCGACGACCATGCCGTCGCTTAACCTCCCTTCCAACTTCTCCGCGTTGCCAGTCGTGCTTAAGGTAGAGCAGCGTTTCGGCATGGCTGGCTTCGCGCGCCTGATCAAGTTGCTGGAGCTGTTCGCGTCCAGCCCCTCCCGCAATACCGGCGTTGTTGCAATGCCCGTCAGCGACTGGTTAGACGCATTGCAGGTCGACCCGCAAGACCTCGGCTTTCTGCTGGATTATCTGGCCAAAGCCGAGTGGCTGACTCTAGAGCAAGGCGAGGAACCGGGTTCGCCGTTATGCGTAACGCTAGCCGACTTCACCATGTTTTTGCCGCCGCTGGAGCTTCCAAAAGTCGCCGATCAGTGGCGCTGCTGGTTTGAAATCGAGCTGAGCATGCCGCCGCTGCTAGGGAAAGACCCGTACACCCAAGATTTGTTCCGTCGATGGTGCGCTTCCAACGTCACCATCGAAGAAATGGAGCTGGCCATAGAGCTAGCCCGCAAGGCGAGCACGGCGCCCAGCCCGCCCGTTTTGCATGATTTTTTGAAGACTGTGCGCAATACCAAAATTGAACGTGCCCGCCGCTGACGGTAGGCCGAGGGGATTACCTTGTTATTGATTGCACTTTCTGGCGGCACAGACGCCGAGCGTATCGCGATTGCTGATCGACTGATTGAGTCGGGCAAAGAATCACTTGCTGCCTTTGCTGTGATGACGCCGGGGGTTAACCGTCCGCTGCGCCGCTCAATGATCCTACGCGACGCCTTGGACACGGCCCAAGACAAGACCACCAAAAACCCGGCCGGCGGCCTAGTGATCGTTCATTGCCTGACCGAAGAAGAAGCGCGAGTGGTGCGCGCCCAAGGCGGCGTGATCTGGCATGTCTATGGCACGCCTTCTGATCAGGTCGTCAATCGCCAAGGAGACTTTAACGTGACCGCTAAGGGCGACAGTTTTCGCCATGTCCTGGCCCCGCTCGACGCCTTGTCGGAGCTGGTGTTGCCGCGCCTTCGTGCTGTCGCTCCGCTGTGCGCGGGCGCGATTGACTCCCTGGCTCGCGCGTAAGGCGGCGCAGTCATGGCCAGACGTAAGGTCGACAACTTAGATGCTGCCCTTGAGCTTTGGGCGCGCTGGAGTTGCGCGGATCAGTCCGTATCGGCCGGTCGCTCGATGCTGGCCAAGCTGATCGACAACAAAGGCGAGCTGTTTTTTGGTGGAAGTCTCAGCGGCGGGCCGGCGGCGGATGGCATCGAGTGCGCTATCGAGGCGGCGGTGCTGTCACTGTTCGCCGCTGACCCACTGAATGCCGATGTGTTGCGCATGGAATACAACGCCGCCTGGTGGCTGGTCGCCGCACGCCGAGAGATTGAGCAATACGACCCGCGCGGAGCGGATCAATACAACAAGGCCCACGCCCTGGGCATCAGCCTGCGGACATATGAGCGGCGATTGAAAGCGGCGCGAACCTTCACTGAAACCAAACTGAGGTTGAACAAATGACCCCCGAAGCCCTGGCCAAGGTCGAGGCCTATTTCGGCCCGTACACCGGACAAGCCGAATTCAAACCGGCCCTTGAGCTGATCGAACACACCAAAGAGCTGCGCGCGTTCGTGCTGGTGGTGGCGAACTTCCACGCCATGCCGGGGCCGACCCCCGAGAAGACCGCCGAGTATTTTCAGGTGGTCGCCCGATCCCTGGAACTGCGCAACAAGATCCAATCCATCAAGTAACGAAATAACGAATTAACGAATGAATTTGCGCGCAGTCCGTCCCCGCTGTGTGCCCGTCAACTGGATGGGTAGGGGAGCCCTGCGCCTGATCCGCGACCGGGCCACCTAATCACACGGGCCTGGTCGCCTTACCCAAGGAGCCAGGCCAATGCCTCAAACCGACACAGCCACTGTTAGCGTTGCGCTGTCAGACGCCGCGATCAAGCGTCACGCGGCAGACCCCACCGTCAAACAATTGCGTGATACGCGCCGCCCTGTTGTCTTTCGTTACCACGCTGCCCGCGCTTCGGGCAGTTGGTACGTCGTCACATACCACAAGGGCAAGCCCAACCCGTACAGCAAGATTGCCAACTGGCCCGCTCTGAGCGCTTCTGACTTTATGGAGGCGCTGCCGAAGATCCTACAGAAGCTGGCCATTGATCCGGCGGCGGCGGTCGCTCTCGATGGTTGGCAGACCGTTGGCGAGCTGTTGAGCTGGTATCTGGAGCGCAATACGCGCGACCGAAACAAATCGACCAAGCGCAAAGACGCTATTCGTTCCGTGATCAAGTGCCACCTACGACCGCGCTTGGCGGGGGAGCGGCTGACGGACATGAACCAGTCGCGCCTGGATGAAAAATTGATCTGGCCGCTGCAGGAAAGCTATTCGCTGGCCTATGTGCGACAGGTTTTCGGTGTGCTTATGGGCGCCTTAAAGCAAGCCAGCAAACTGAAATTGATCAGCATCAACCCACTTGCTGACCTTTCATTTCCTGACTTTATCGAAGCCCGAATCGAGGCCAAGCCCGGGGCTATTCGCCCGTCTCAGGTGCGGGATGTGTTGGCCCATCTGATCAGTCTAAAAACCGAATGGCCAGCGTCCGTGGCTCTGGCGGTGATGATGCTGGCTCATGGCACGCGCATCGGCGAAACCCGTTTGGCTAAGTGGAAAAACATCAACCTTGAAGATGGGGAGTGGTTCATTCCTGCGACCGATGCCAAGACCCGCAAAGAGTTGATTGTCCCGTTAACCGATCAGCTCTGCACCTTCCTGCGCCTTTATCGTGACCAGCAAAAAGCCACTAACTATGACGGGGCGTTCTTGTTCCCCGCGCGTAATGGTCAGTCCATCACCCCGAAACAAGCCGACGATTTATTCAAGCCATTGGGAGCGGGTGAGTGGACTAGTCACGACCTGAGGAAGGTGGCGCGCACCTGTTGGGCAGACCTTGGCGTGGAACATCAAGTCGGTGAATTTCTGCTGAACCACCAGCTGCCGGGGATCAGTGCCACCTATATCCACACCACCTTGAAGAAGCAGAAGCGCGCAGCTCTGGAATGCTGGCATGCCTGGCTGGACGCCCGTGGCTTTTCCCAATTGACCGGCTTTCACGCCGAGACAGAAGCGAGACAGGCCGAAACAGCGCAAGGGCTGGACGCCTTGAACCGTAAGGCGTGCAGCGCAGCTTAACCATTCATTCCTAAGGAGGAAGTTATTCCCATGAGCAGCCCTAAACCGAACATGACCCTTGAGCTGTGGCACGACCAATGGCGCGAGACTTTCCGCCCGGAATACTTCGTCGATGTGGCCCGGATTCTGGACACGGAAATTAACAGCCCGGAGGTTCGGGAGTGGATCGAGGCCAGCCCAATGCGACCGGAGCAATACATCCAGTTGCGTCATTTACTGATGGTGTTGAGGAAGTCGAAAGTCGTTCAGCCGCGCCGCCTTACCTGGTGGGAGCGAATCACCGGGAGGCTTGATCATGACTAACCCTGATGTTTTGGAGATTGTTTCAGAGCGTGCAGATTTTGAGGCGGCACTCGCTGCCTACCAATTAAGGCATGGCTTTGAAGAGGCATCATTCCAGCGAAATGCTAGCGGGCAATATTTGTTAGGGCCGGTTGAGGCTGCTTGGATGGTGTGGTGTTTAGCAAGGGGGGTGATGTTGTGACGGGTAACGCCAAACGACAGCAGCGCCGTCGGGATCGACTGAAAGAGCAGGACATTAAAGAGGTGACGGCCAAGCTCGGGCCGGTTGAGCGGGCCATGCTCGATGAGTCCCGGGCGATTCGCGGCGGGGTCGATGGCCCCTATGAAATTGAAGAGTACATAGCTGCCCTGGTGCGCGAGGACGCGGCCAGGCTCAAGGGGCAGATAGCCGAGGCGCAGCGTTACCCGTGCAAGCAGTGCGGCAAAACCCTGCCAGTGGGCTGTGGTGGTGCCTTTAAGGGGGAGCTGGCTTGCCTGCATACCCCGACCGCGTGGAAGTTGCAGATACCTACAGCGATAGTGTGACGGGTAACGCTAAAGCAGGTTGATCAGTGCGCCGGTTTTACACAAATCGTGTATTTATCAACTTATCGTGTTGACAAGCGTGGCGGTTTTCCCTATCGTTTGCTCCATCGTGGTGATGTTGCGGCCACGGTGGCACTGCACAGTCATTCCCTTAGCCCCCGGCCCTTACAGGTCGGGGGTTTTTTTATGCCCGCTCCCAGCGCCGGGAGGTTATCGAGATGCGAAAAATGCCTGATAAAGATCCCTCCTTTTGGGTGCTGGTGTTGCTGGCCCTGAAAGAGAACGGCCTGGCTATGGCTATCGCGTTTGTTCTGGCCTGGCTGCGGATTCAATACGACGCCAAAGAGGCCAGCGTCTGGCGGAAGCTGCTAGAGGCTTCGATTGGTTCGGTCATTGTGATGGTGGTCGGCCTTACCGTTAAAGAGTTCGGTTTTAGCATCGGCTGGGCGTTCGCCACGTCCGGGTTTGTCGGCATCCTTGGCGTTGAGCAGCTTCGTCAGCTCGGCAAGCGCTGGGCGGAACGTAAGGTGGATTCGCTATGAGTACGCCGCGCGGCATCCGTAACAACAACCCCGGGAACATCGACTACAACCCGCGTAATCAGTGGCAAGGCCAGCTCAAGCCTGATCCCAAGATCGAGGCGCGCTTTGCTCGTTTTGATACGCCTGAAAACGGCATTCGTGCCCTGGGCAAGTTGTTGATCAACTATCGCGGCAAAGACGGCATGCCGGGCGTTGGTGGGCCTGGCATTGACACTATTGTCGAGACGATCAATCGCTGGGCTCCCAGCATTGAGAACAATACCGGCGCTTACGTCCAGGCAGTGGCCAGGGCTGTCGGTGTTGCGCCTGATCAAGTGATCAACATTCGCAACCCTCTGACCTTGCGGGCTATGGTGGTCGAAATCATCCGGCATGAGAACGGTGGAAACCCGTATTCAGCTGCCGTGATTGATGAGGGTGTGCGGAGGGCTTTGCTATGAATGGTTTCGTCCTGGCAGGCGGACTAGGTGCTGCCTTGATCGTCTCTTGTTCCCTTTGGTTCGCCGATCACGCCATGCAGGCGAATGTACGATATGCCCAGGCTAACGAGGGTTTGGCAGCGCAGCGCGACGGCTTGCTCGATGCGTTGCGTGACATGGCCGACGTGCGTACGGCGCTGAGTAATATCGAGCGCAACACCCGCGCTATGAATTCCACCCTGGACGGCCAGACCGTCCAGCTCAATCGCAACTTGGCCGAGCTGAAACGCACCGATGAAAAGACCAACGCTTATCTGGCTGAGCTTGTCCCTGTTGCTCTCGGCCTGCGGTACGCCCGCCCCGAAACCATCGACCCAGTTGCTTACCGGGCCGGCGCTGTCGTGCAGCCTGGTGCCGTGTCGCCTGCCGGGTCGGCCACCACTGGTGGCCAATGAGGATTGGACGCGCGCGCTCGATGAAACCGAGGACGCGCTAACCAGTTGCGCCATGCAGGTACTTGACTGCATCCAGAAGCAAGGAGCTGTAACCCATGCCGCCAAAGGCCAAGCGCCCGTGTCGACAGCCGATGTGTCCGGGCAAGACTCTGGACGTTAGCGGCTTCTGCGATAAGCACATTCATCTGGCAGTTGGCTGGAGTAAGCCGGATCGCGGTACCGCTGAGCAGCGCGGCTATGGCTGGCAATGGCGGAAGAAGCGCGCGGTAGTGCTGGAGCGTGACCGACACATGTGTCAGTGCGAAAACTGCAAAGGTCGGCGCCTTCCAGCGTCAGAAGTTGACCACATAACACCTAAATACATGGGTGGAAGTGATGAATTATCGAATCTGATGGCCATAAACAGCGTTTGCCATCAGCTCAAGACGCAAAAGGAGTCGGCCGCCGCTCGGCGGTAATTTTCCGCGCGTAAAAAATCAAAGAAATTTGCAAAAAATCAATAAAATTCGTTGATTTTCTGGAAAATTCCTGAAATTTCTTTGAAAAAATTAAAATAATTTTTGCTTTTTCTGAAAAATTTTGCTCTGAAAAGGGGGGGCGGGGTAAATCTCTGGAGCCTTGCCCCCTCGCCACCGCTCGCCCAGCCGTTTACACGCGACCGCGAAATTAAAAAATTCGTACTTTGGAAAAATTAGGGGGTCACCTGTGGGCCGTCATGCAAAACCGACCGCCTTGAAGGTGATTCAGGGCAACCCGGGAAAACGAAAACTTAACAAGAACGCACCTTCGCCCGATGCTTTGACGCAGGTGCCTGAGCCGCCGGAATGGTTCGGTGAAATCGCCATGAACATCTGGCGGCAGGTAGCGCCCTGGTTGGTAGAAGCCAAGATCCTGACTGGCACCGACCTGCACAACCTGGAGGCGTTTTGCATGGCCTACCAGCGATGGCGGGAGGCGCAAGACGACATCACCAAAAACGGGATCATCGTCATGGGGGCCAAGCAAGAAATCAAAAACCCGGCGTGCACCGTGTCCAACGAAACCCTGCGGCAGATGGCCGCCTACGGTGGCGCGCTCGGGCTTGATCCTGCGGCCCGGGCTCGACTAAAGCCCGGCGGCAATCAGAAACCAGACAACCCCTTTACCGCGTTGCGGGGAGGCAAAGCCGGATAACGACCCTCTATGGCCAGTTCACCAAACGTCAACGCGGCGAACAAATACGCCCGCGACGTGGTGGCGGGCAAGGTTGAAGCGTGCAAGTGGGTGCGGGCGGCCTGCCGCCGTCACTTGGGCGACCTAGAGAAGTCTAAGAAAAAGGCCTATCGCTGGAAGTTCGACAAGGCCCAAGCCGAGCGTGTCTGTGTCTTTATTCAGTTGCTCCCGCATACCAAAGGCAAGTGGGCCGGTAAGCGACAACTGATCACCCTGGAGCCGTGGCAGAAATTTATCTTCTGTTGCATTTTCGGTTGGCGTGCCAAGAGAAGCGGCTTGCGGCGCTTCCGTGAGGTCTATTGCGAGATCCCCCGCAAGAACGGAAAAAGCGTGATTGCCGCCGGCCTGGGCTTGTTCATGTTCACCATGGACGGCGAGTTTGGCGCCGAGGTGTATTGCGGGGCGACCACCGAGGATCAGGCGTTAGAGGTGTTCCGTCCGGCGCGGCTGATGCTCAAGAATACGCCTCAGTTGGTCGAAGAGTGCGGCGTCGAGCTGATGGTGATGAACCTGTCGATCCCCGAGGACGGCAGCCGCTTTGAGCCGCTGATTGGCGACCCGGGCGACGGTAGTTCGCCGAGCTGCGCGATTGTCGATGAATACCACGAACATGCGTCGTCGGCGCTGTACGACACCATGATCACCGGCATGGGTGCCCGCGAACATCCGCTGATGTTCGTGATCACTACGGCCGGCTATAACCTGGCTGGCCCCTGCTACGTGCAACGCGGCCAGGTGAAAGACATGCTGCTGCACGCCCTGGGCGAAGGCGGGATCGAGAACGAAGAGCTGTTCGGCATCATCTACACCATTGATGAGGGCGACGACTGGCAAGACCCGAAGGTGTTGCGCAAGGCCAACCCGAATTTCGGGGTGTCGGTCGATGACGAATATCTGTTGCGCATGCAGGCCAACGCCAAGCGTTACCCGTCACAGCTAAACAAATTCAAAACCAAGCATTTGAATGTGTGGGTTAGCTCGCGCTCGGCGTGGCTGAACATGTCGGACTGGGCCGCCTGCGGCAACCCGGAATTAACCCTGGAGCAATTCCGGGGGAAAAAATGCTGGGTTGGTGTCGACCTGGCCAGTAAATCGGACATGACCGCTGTAGCCCTGGTGTTCAAGGATAAGGATGAGCGCGGCCGGGATGTATGGACGGTGTTCTGCCGTTCCTACCTGCCGGAGGGTGCGATAGAGCGCGCCGTGACGTTTAAGGAGGCCTACGAAACCTGGGTGATCAATGGCGAACTGTTGACCACTGACGGCGAAGAAACCGACTTCGACGTAATCCGCGATGACATCAAAGACCTGGCCAAGATGTTCGACATACAGGAAATCGCCTACGACAAGTGGCGGGCCACGCAACTGGCGCACCAACTGCAAGAGGACGGCGCGGAAGTGGTCGAGGTCGGCGGGGGCATTCAAACGATGAACATGCCGATGCGCGAAGTGGAAGCGGCCCTGGTTTCGCGGCGCTTCAACCACCCGGAGAACTCGGTTCTGTCGTGGATGGCGGGCAACGTGACGGCCAAGGAATACCGGGGCTGTCTGACCCCGATGAAAGAAGACGAAGGCAAAGGCAACCTGCGCAAGATCGACGGCATGGTCGCCGTGCTGATGGCCATGAGCCGCGCAATGCTGGCCGATCAGGTCGAGGGCAGCTTACTCGACAACCTTACCGACGACGACATTCTGGCGATGTAACCCTATGAAAAAATACCTTCCCGATTTACTCGGGGCGGCAGGCTATTGCCTGTTGGTGGCTGGGCTGTATGTCCAGTTCGGCCCCGGTGTGGCACTGGTTGCCAGCGGCGTGTTGCTGATGGCAGGCGCCTGGCTGTGGGGGCGGCCGTGATCTTTTCCGGCCGTCACGAACGGCGAAGCATGGAAAACCCAGCAGTGTCGCTGAGTAGTCAGGAGCTGGGCGAGTTGCTGAGCGGGGGCAATGGCATACACGTCAGCCCCGAGACGGCGCAGAAGCTAACGGCGGTCTATGCCTGCATCTATGTCTTGTCCAGCACCTTGGCCCAGTTGCCGATCAACGTGCTGCGCAAGGTCGACGGCAAGATCATTCCCGGCACCGATCACCCGGCGCACTACCTGCTGCACGACGAGCCGAATCAGTGGCAAACGTCGTACAAGTGGCGCGAGACTAAGCAGGCGCACACGCTGGGCTGGGGCAACGGTTACAGCCGCCTGGTGCGCGGTCGGCGCGGCGAGTTGCAAGGCATTGAGTTGTGTCAGCCGCGATGCACGCAACTGGTCAAAAACGCCGGTCGCTGGATCTACGCGACCCAGGATGACGACAGCAAGCCGCTGGCGGTAGCGCCCGAAGACATGATCCATGTTCGGGCCATTGGGTCGAACGGTAAGGAGGGCATCAGCCCGATTCGACAGAATGCCGAAACCATCGGCCTGGGCCTGGCCGCCGTGCGTTATGGCAAAGAGTTTTTCGAAGGTGGCGGCCGGCCGACCGGGATCATCACCCTCAAGAGCGGCAACGTTAAAGAGGACGGTTGGGAGCGTCTGAAAAAGGCTTGGGCCAACGCGGCCAGCAAGTTGCGCCAGTCGGAAAACAAGACGCTCTTGCTGCCGGCGGATCTGGATTACAAGGCGCTGACCATTGCCCCCGAGGATGCCCAGTTTCTGGAGACGCGCAAGCTGACCCGGAGCGAAATCGCGGGCATGTTCAATGTTCCGGCCCACATGATCAACGACCTGGAAAAGGCCACTTTTTCCAACATCAGCGAGCAGGCCATTCAGTTTGTACGGCACTCAATCATGCCGTGGATTGTGAACTGGGAGCAGGAGATTAACCGCAAGGTGTTCACCCGCGCCGAGCGCCTGGCGGGCTACTACGTCAAGTTCAATTTGGCCGGTTTGTTGCGCGGCACGCCGACCGAGCGCGCCGAGTTTTACAGCCGCGCGATTCTCGATGGCTGGATGACGCGCAACGAAGTGCGGGTGTTTGAAGACATGAACCCAATCGTTGGCCTCGATTCGATGCTGATCAACGTCAATGCCCGTCTTCTCGGTGCAGATGGCTTGCCGTTACCCGTCACGAAACAGGAATAACCCCATGAGTGAAATTGAAAAACGCATGCTGCCTGCGCAGCAGTGCGAGCTTCGCGCTGTCCAGCTGCCCGATGGCCAGGCCGGCGCACCGAAGATCGTCGGTTATGCGGCGGTGTTCAATACGCGCAGCGACTTGTTGGGCGGGTTCTTTGTCGAGCTGATCGCCCCGGGCGCGTTTGATGAGGTGCTGACGCAGGACACACGCGGCCTGTTCAACCACGACCCCAACTATCTGTTGGGGCGCACCACCAGCGGCACGCTGCGCCTGAGCGTCGACGCGCGCGGCCTGGCCTACGAAATCGACACGCCGGACACCCTGACCATTCGTGACCTGGTGGTCGCGCCGATTGCCCGTGGCGATATGTCCGGCAGCAGCTTCGCCATGCGCGTCGCCCCGGGTGGCGATACCTGGCACGAAGAAGACGGCGTGGTCATTCGCACCATCTACAAGGTCGCCGAGCTGCGCGACGTCGGGCCGGTGTCTTTTCCGGCCTACCCCGATTCAAGCGCTGCACAGCGCTCGCTGGACGCCTGGAAGCAGGCGCAAACCGAAGGCATTGAAGCGCGCGGCGAATTTGACCGTGACGCCCGTGAACGCCTGCTGAACCTGATGGCTCTTTAACCCCTGGGGAACCCGTATGACTCTGAAAGAACTGAAAGCGCTGTACACCACCAAGTCGGCGGAAATGCGCAGCCTGCACGAAGGCACCAAGGATGACGCTTGGACCAGCGAGACGCGCAGTAAGTGGGAAACCATGCGCACCGAGCTGGCCGGCATCAAAGAGAAGATCGAGCGCGAAGAGGAATTGCGCGACAACGATCAGGCCTTTGTCGAGGCCCGAGCGCGTAACGATAATCCACAAGCCCCGCTCGGCGACCTGCAAGGCCCGGACGCCGAGCAGCGTTCGGCCTTCGACGCGTTCTTACGTCGCGGCTTCGACCAGCTCAACCCGGAACAGCGCTCGCTGGTTCTGCAGATGCGCGCGCAGAGCGTAGGTGCGAACGAGGCCGGCGGCTACACCGTGCCGACCACGCTGCAAGCGCGCGTGATTGAGTCGCTGAACAGCTACGGCGGCCTTGCGTCGGTCTGCCAGTTGCTGACCACTGACAACGGTGCGCCGATCAGTTGGGCTGTGGGCAACGGCGACGACGAGGAAGGCGAGCTGGTCGGCGAAGGCATGGCCACTGGCGAGAAAGACACGTCGTTCGGTATGGGCGAGCTGGGTTCCTACACCATCAGCTCGAAAATCATTCGTGTATCAGAGCAGCTGTTGCAGGATTCCGGCATCGACATGGAAGGCTACTTGTCTGGCCGTATCGGCAAACGTACCAGCCGCACCCGCAACCGCCTTCTGGTACAGGGTACGGGCGCAGCGGCGACCGCCGACACCCCGGCCCAACCGAAAGGCCTGGAAGCTTCGGTGTCGGTGGGTGCCAGCACGGCCAATGCCACCAAGTTCACCTGGCAGGAAGTCAACAGCCTGATTCACTCTGTCGACCCGGCTTATCGCGCAGCCCCGGGTTTTCGCCTGGCGTTCAACGACAAGACGTCGCAAGCCCTGGAAGAAATGGTCGACACCACGGGCCGCCCGCTGTGGCTGCCTGGTATCGACTCGGCGCGTCCGCCGACCATCCTGAAACAGCAATACGTCATTGATCAGGCGATTGCGGACGTTGCGGCCAACAAGAAGTTTATGTATGCCGGCGACTTCAACGAGATGATTCTGCGCGCGGTCAAGGGCATGACCCTGAAACGCCTGGTCGAGCGTTACGCCGAGTATGGCCAAGTGGGCTTCCTGGCCTTCCTACGTTTTGGCGTGGTGCTGCAAGACACCGCCGCGATCAAGGCGCTGCAAGGCAAGCCGGCGGCCTAACATGGAGCGGGGTCGCGCAAGCGGCCCCTGTGCGCTGATGCTGGATCTTTCCTTGATCAAGGTGCATTTGCGCCTTGATGACGACCATGCCGGCGAAGACACCTTGCTGCAGGCCTACGGGCATGCTGCCTGGAAGCTGGCTCAGAACAAAACCGGGCGTCTGTTTATTGAGGCGACCGAGTTGCCTGAAGGTGCTGCCGAAAATGCCCTGGTGCTGGATGACGACGTGCGTTTGGCCATGCTGTTGTTGGTGGCGCACTGGTACGAACATCGAGAGGCCGTCAGTGATGCGGCTGGGATGAAGGCCTTGCCGTTGGCAGTGGATGCACTGTTGGGGCCTTACCGTTGGTTCACGCTATGAATGAACCAGCTATTGGCGAACTAGACACACGGGTCACGCTGCGGCATCGCGACGACCAGCCGAACATGGCCAATGCTGATCTGGAGTCGAGTTTCCCCGTCCAGAAACAGACGTGGGCCAAGCTCGAACCCGTAGGCAGCGCGCTGTATTCGGGCAGTGTCCAGGCTGACAACATCCTGACCCATCGAATCACCATTCGTTACCGTAACGGCATCACCCGAGATTGGGAGGTGGTGGTGGGGGAAGGCGAGAGCGCCACGGTTTACCGGGTTCGGCGTAGCTCGCACCTCAACGGCAAGCGTCGCTTTACCGTGCTGGAGGTAGAAGAGTTATGACAGAACCACGTCTATCGGCCTACTTGCACTTTGAAGGGGCTGACTCGTTTTCGCGGCTGGACTTCGACAAGCGAGAAATCCGCAAGGGTTTCAACAAGGTCGGGCGGTTGGTGCAAAAGGAGGGTCGCAAGCTCACGGGCAAGGCCAAGTCGCGTACCTCCGAGGATGGTTATCCCGCGCAGCGAACCGGCCAACTTACCAAGTCGATTAAACCTAGAGTCAGTAAGTCGGGGTTTATGGTGCGGATCATGCCGGACAAGACTGCCGGCATGAAAGCGTACTACCCGGCTTACTTGCACTATGGCGTCAGGAACGGAGCCACGCGCACGCGAGGCCATCGCCGGCAAGAGGATCGCGGGCGCGGCTGGCGGATCGCACCGCGTAAAAACTTTATGGAAGACGCGCTGCAGAAGAGCAATGACCGGATTGTCGCCATCTTGCAGAGTGCTTTTGCCAGCAGTCTTAATTAATAAAAGCCCGCCCCGTGCGGGTTTTTTGTTGCGGGTGATTTTATGCAAGTAACGCCCCTGGTCATGCACTTGCGAGCGCACTGCCCCAGTTTCGCCAATGCCGTTTCCGGCGGGATTGATTGGGAAAGCATTGAGCGCAGTTCAAACCTGAAAGCCCTGTCGGCTTATCTGGTTTTGACCGACGAGCATGCCGACCCTTCCGACGCGCAAAACAAAGTTGTGCAGGACGTCAGTGAAGAATTTGACGTGTGTGTGGTGTTCCCGCAGCGCTCTGGCGACGAGCGCGGGTTGGCGGTGGGGGATCTGGTGGACGCCGTGCGCAAAGAGTTGTGCCGCGCTCTGGTGGGGTACTCGCCTGATCATGACTACGATCCGATTGAGTACACCGGCCGGGAAATGCTGCTCAACAGCCGCGACAAGGCGGTTTACCGGTTCTCGTTTGTGACGGCTTTTCAGTTGGGCCGTAACCGCGCTACTGATCCTGCTGAGACTTGGCAGGAACGCGAAGCGGATGGCTTGCCGCCGCTGGAGGGGCTGAACATCGATTACGACTTTATCGACCCCCTGAACGATAAAAACCTTTCCAAGCCCGGCCGCCCTGACGGTCGTATCGAATTTCAAACGCGCGAGGATTTACCCCAGTGACGCGAATCTATGTGAAACCTGCCGAGGGCCGGGCCGCTCCTGACCCGGAGAAGGGCTACCAGTTGTTGCACAAGGAAGGCGGGTTAGTGCCGAACAATGCCTACTGGCAGCGTCGGTTGAAGGATGAAGACGTGATCAAGACCGAAGCGCCGGAAGAAGCATCGGCGCCGGAACTGGTCGCACCCAAGGCCGTTAAGGGGAGTAAGACCTGATGAGCGTGAGCTTTAACAACATCCCCAGTGATATTCGGGTGCCGCTGTTTTATGCCGAGGTTGATAACAGCCAAGCGAACAGCGCCACGTCGAGCATGCCGCGTCTGATCGTGGCTCAGGTCAATGATGATTCAAGCGCTGATGAAGTGGGCAAGCTGACGTTGGTGTCTAGCGTCAGCCTGGCGGTTAACATTGGCGGTTCGGGCTCGATGCTTGCGCAGATGTACGACACATGGCGCCGTATCGATCCTGCAGGAGAAGTCTGGTGTCTGCCGGTAAAGGGTGACGGCGCCAAAGCCAAGGGCACTGTTACCATCGCCGGCGCAGCCACCGAAGCGGGCGTACTGAATCTGTATGTGGCAGGTGCCCGGGTTCGCGCCGTGGTGGTCAAGGGGGCGACACCCACTGAGGTCGCTGCAGCGGTGGTAGCGGCTGTTAACGCGGCCGGCCTTCCGGTTGTGGCGACCAATGCATTGGGTGTCGTGACGCTGACGTGCAAGTGGTCAGGCGAGAGCGGTAATGATATTGCGCTGCAGCTCAACCGCCTCGGGCGCAACAACGGCGAGGCTACACCGGCGGGCTTGACCGTGACGCTGGCAGCTATGGCGCAGGGTGACGGCTCCCCGGACGTGGCTGAGGCCCTGGCGACGCTGGGCGATGAGCCCTTTGAGTTCATCTGTGCGCCGTGGACTGATGCCACGTCCCTCGATGCCTGGAAATCGTTCATGGACGACTCCACCGGGCGCTGGAGCTGGGCCAAGCAACTGTATGGCCATCTGTACACCGCTAAGCGCGGGACGCTTGGGCAACTGGTAGCTTTCGGCGTTACGCGTAACGATCAGCACGCCACCATTCATGGCTTTGAGGTTGGCTGCCCTGATCCGTTTTGGCGTGTGGCAGCGGCCTACGCGGCCCGGACGGCGGTGTTTATTTCCGCTGATCCGGCCCGACCGACCCAGACTGGCGAGATGACCGGGATTACACCGGCCCCGGCCGGTGAGCGTTTCACTCTGACGGAGCGCCAATCACTGCTGACCCACGGTGTTGCAACGGCGTTCTACGGTGGTGGCGCGCAGCGCATCGAGCGCGGGATCACCAGCTATCAGCGTAATGCGTTTGATCAGCCCGATGATTCCTACCTGGACAGCGAGACGTTGCACCAGTCTGCGTATGTGATCAGCTACCTAAAGTCGGTCGTGACCAGCAAATACGGCCGTCACAAGCTGGCCAATGACGGCACGCGCTTTGGTGCAGGGCAGGCCATCGTGACGCCGAACGTGATCCGCGGTGAACTGAGCGCCGCGTATTACGCGCTGGAGCGCCTGGGCATTGTCGAAAATGCCGAGGCCTTCGACACGTACCTGGTGGTCGAGCGTTCTGCCACCAACCCGAATCGGTTGAACGTGCTGTTCCCGCCTGACCTTGTGAATCAGTTGCGGGTTTTCGCGCTGCAGTATCAATTCCGACTGCAGTACGCAGTCTGATTTAACAAACGTCCATAGCCCGCCAAGTGCGGGCTTTTTTGTGGGAGAGCGCAATGGGTAAGAAAGTAGCTGGCACCGTCTACGTCAAGGTAGACGGCGTGCAGTTGACCGTCACCGGAGGCGTTGAATGTCCGCTGAGTGACAAGAAGCGCGAAACTGTGGCCCCGGGATTCTTCAAAGAAGAAGACTTGCCGCCCTATGTGAAATTGACCGCTGTTGATGACCCTGATTTGCCGATCAAGAAAATTATGGCGGCGACGAACTCGACGATCACCGCCGAGTTGGCCAATGGCCGGGTTTATGTCCTTTCGGATGCATACGTGGTTGGTGAGCCGTCCGCCAAGGGCGATGACGGCACGATTGAATTTGAATGGAACGGCACCAAAGGAGCATGGCAATGAGTGAGCACAAACTGAGTACGCCGATTCAGGCGCACGGTGATGAAGTCACTAGTATCACGCTGCGTCGTCCGACCGTTGCCGAGTGTCGAGCCATTAAGACGCTTCCTTACTCCTTCGGAAAGGATGAAGAGGTTTCGCTGAATCTGGATGCGGCGGCCAAGTACATCGCGGTCTGTGGCGCTATACCAGCGACCTCGGTCAACCAGCTGGATCTGGCTGACCTGAACACTCTGGCGTGGGCGATTACCGGTTTTTTCTTGACGCCGGCTTCGGCGGCGAAGAAGCCGGAAACGGCGCCGGAGACAGTGCTCAGCTAACGCAGCTTGTTGGGCTGGTGTACGACCTTGCCTGGTTCTGGAAGGTCGATCCTGAAAATATGATGAATCGCCCGCTTGATGTGCTGCAGGAGACTTTGCAGCACGCACAGCGGATCAGCGACGCCGGCTGACGGGGTAGACATGGCAGAGAGATTCCAGCTTAAGGCGCTGATTACCGGCGTCGATAGGCTATCGCCTGCGCTGGCTGGCATTCGCCGGCGAGTCGCCGGGTTTCGCAAGCACCTGGACAGTTCCGGCCTGGGAAATATTGGCTTTGCTGACATTGCGAAGGGTGGGGCGTTTGCGGCCCCTTTCATCGCTGGGGTGAATGAGGCCATCAAGTTTGAATCGGCCATGGCCGACGTGAAGAAGGTGGTTAACTTCGACACGCCGGAGCAGTTCAAGCAGATGAGCGAGGACGTGCTCAACCTGTCTGAGGCGCTGCCGATGAGCGCTGAAGGTATCGCCAAGATTGTCGCGGCGGGTGGTCAGGCATCTATCCCACGGGCTGAGTTGCAGGCGTTTGCACAAGACGCGGTAAAGATGGGTATTGCCTTCGACCAGACTGCCGATCAGTCGGGCGAGATGATGGCCAAGTGGCGGACCTCGTTTAAGTTGACGCAGCCGGAAGTGGTCGCGTTAGCCGACAAGATCAACTACTTGAGCAACACCGGCCCGGCCAGCGCGCAGCAAATTTCAGACATCGTGACGCGCATCGGCCCCCTGGGGGAAATTGCCGGTTTGGCTTCTGGCCAGATTGCGGCAATGGGTGCGACGTTGGCGGGGGTGGGGGTGCCAAGCGAGGTGGCTGCGACGGGCATGAAAAACTTCATGCTGGCCCTGACCAAGGGGTCGTCGGCCACCAAGTCGCAGATGCAGTCATTCAAGGCGCTTCGGATTGACACCAAGAAGCTGGCCGAGGGCATGCAGAAGGACGCACAGGGCACGATGTTGGATGTGCTGGATCGCATATCCAAGGTAGACAAAACGAAGCAGGCTGGGCTTCTGACGCAGCTTTTCGGTACCGAGTCGGTGGGTGCCATTGCACCGATGCTGACCAACTTGGATCTGTTGAAGCGGAATTTCAGGAACGCCGGAGACGAAGCGCAATACACCGGATCGATGCAGGCTGAGTACACGTCCCGGTCGGCGACCACGGCCAACGCTATTCAATTGCTGACTAACCGCCTGACCAGTGCAGGTATCACGGTTGGTAACATCTTCTTGCCACCTCTCAACGAGGCTATCGCAACGATTGGGCCGATGATCAGCATGGTGGGCGAACTGGCCGGGGCCAACCCTTGGTTGGTAAAAGGCTTGTTAGGGGCGGCTATCGGGTTCAGCGTGCTGCGCCTGGCGGTCATGGCGGCGACGGTGGCCACCAAATTGTTTAGTGCGGTAGTAGGTATGAGCCCGGTGGGTATGCTCGTGCGAGCGATTGCGTTGGCCGCCGGCCTGATGATTGCCAACTGGTCGACCGTTGCGCCGTACTTTGAAGCTATTTGGGCGCGGATTGGTGGGCCGCTGACCAGCTTGTGGGAGATGTTCAAGGGCGTTTTCTCCTACACCCCCTTGGCAATGATTATTGCCAATTGGGAGCCGATTGTGGCGTGGTTCAAAGGCATGTATGAGCGGATCAAGCCTTACCTTGAGCCGCTTATGCAGATGGGTGAGTGGGTCGGCGGAAAGCTGGGGGTTGTCTCGACTGGCGGGAGTGGCTCGGGGTCGGGTGGGCGCCTGGTTAATTCGGGTGGTTCTGCGATGGCCCCGAGCCCGCTGGTGTCTTCTGTTGGTCAGGCGCCCGGCCAGTCATTGCTTGCGCAAGCCTCTGCCAACGCCAAGACGCAGCTGGAGGGCGGCTTACTGGTGCGCTTCGAGAATGCACCACAAGGTCTACGGGTTGATCCTGGTACCAGTAATCAGCCAGGACTATCCATCACGCCACGGGTGGGCTACCGCTCGCTGTCAGGGAGTAACCCGTAATGAGTGAGTGGCGCGATAGAAGGCAGGGCGCCTCCTTTCGGGGGGTGCCGTTCTGGCTGGACGCCGACAGCGTAAACGTAGGGCGGCGCACGCAAGTGCATGAGTTCCCCCAGCGTGACCAACCCTTTGTCGAAGACCTGGGGCGGCGCACGCGGGAATACAAATTCAGCGGATTTGTGGTGGGGGATGACTGCCTTTCGCAGCGTGACAAGCTGCTGACGGCGCTGGACACGCCCGGGGCCGGCGAGTTGGTTCACCCGTGGTTTGGGCGTATGACGGTAACGCCGGGTGATTGCGAAGTATCCCATGCTCGTAACGAGCTGGGCATGGTGCGCTTTAGCTTGATGTTTATTGACGGGATGCTGGCCTTTCCGGTGCAGTCGCCTAATACCCGGCGCTTGCTGGCTGAGCAGGCGCCGACCTTGCTGGAGTCAATGAAGGCCCGTTTCAACGCGGCAATGGGCACCGTCGATTTGGCGAGGCAGCGTGTCAACGCCGTGCGTTCTGCGGTATCCAGTGCGCACGCCTTTGGCATTGGCTTCCTTAAGCCATTTACTACTTTGGCGGGCGATTTGGATGCGTTTGTCTATGCGATCGTTAACGCACCTGGTGCGTTCTCGGCCAGCCTGTTGAGCGATATTTCCAGCCTTGAACGCACGTTCAGCGGCTACGGCGCCGATGGCTCGTTTACAGGCAGCAGTTCTAAGGCTTCGGCGGTGTCGTCTTTGCAAGCATCGGCGCCCGTTACGGATAACGCAGATGTGGCGGCGGTTCAGACGGCGGTGATCGGACTGGTTCAGGATGCGGCGCTGTTGGATTTGTTGCTGGATATGGCCCAAGTCCCGATAGCGGTCGCCGAAGGTGTCAAAGATCCGGCCGACCTCGATGTGCAACTGGCGCAGCAAGGCGCCACTGTTGAGGCGGGTAGCTCTACCGTGACAAATGTGCCGATTGCAGACGACGTTTTAGAGGTGCGGGACGCCATCAGTGACGCGCTGTGGTCTGTTGCCGGCGGCAGCCAGCCAGAACACTTTGGCGCGCTAAGCGGGGCGCGACTTGCCCTTGATCGCCACCTGACCGAAGTGGCACGCAGTGGGATAGGCCTGCGCGCTTATATGCCGGCTGAAACAGTTTCGTCTCTCGTTCTGGCCCATGCGTTGTATGGCGATGCGCTTCGCAGTGGCGAGATTGTTTCGCGTAACCGTGTGCGTCACCCGGGATTTGTGCCGGCGACGGAACTTCAAGTAGCGAAAACCTAATTATGAATGATTCCAATACCGTCACCCTGAGCGTTGGCGGGCACGACTACGGCGGTTGGAAAGCCGTCAGTATCAGTGCCGGCCTTGAAAGACAGGCCCGGGAATTCACCTTGGGTATCACTTGGCAATGGCCGGGCGGTGGCCCGGTCCCGGTCAGGATTCAGCATGGCGAAGAGGTTGAGGTGCGCATCGGTCAGGATCTGTTGTTGACGGGCTATGTGTTCGGTTCGCCTATTCGCTACGACAGTGAGTCCATCACCCTGAGTATTACCGGGCGTTCGCGCACGGCGGATCTGGTGGACTGTGCGGCGATCAACACGCCCGGCCAGTGGCGCAATCAAAGCGTGCAAAAGATCGTTGCCGCCATTGCCGGGGAGTACAAAATTCCCGTGATCAATGACGCCACGGCGACGCTAAACATTGAAGACCACACGATTGAGCCCGGGGAAACCGCGTTTGAAAGCATCGACCGACTGCTGACTATTTCACGGTTGTTCAGCACGGACGATGGACAGGGACGGTTGGTCATTGCCAGCCCGGGCAGTGCAGGGCGCGCCACTGACACCCTGGAGCTGGGGAAAAATATCCTGAGCGGGAATGCCAACCTGGACTTCTCCAATGTGTTTTCCGAGTACGTCAGCAAGGGCCAGCGCAGCGGTACCGATGACAGCTTTGGGGCCGAGGCCACTGAGGTTGAGGCGCGGATTCTTGACGAACGGGTCAGCCGCCGGCGTGTAAAAGTCATCAAGCAATCAGGGCAGACGACCGACGCCATTGCGCGTGGCCGGGTCGAGTGGGAGCGGGCCAATGCGGTCGGCAAGGCCTTGACGGTCGAATACGTGCTTCAAGGTTGGCGGCAAAGCAGCGGTGAGCTGTGGCGGCACAACATGATCGCGCGGCTGATCGATCCCCTGATCGGTTTAGACCGTGACGTGTTGATCAGTGAAATCAGTTACGAGCTGAGCGAGTCGGGCGGTACCACGGCAAAAATCAGCGTGGCGCCGCCTGAAACCTTCCTGCCTGAGCCGAACGACGCTTACGAAAAGCGCAAGCTCAAGAAGGGCAAGAAGACTGACAACTTCGAATACCTCATTCCAGCGGACTACACACCATGAGAAACGGCTTAGCGAACATTCTGGCGCGTGGGGTGGTGGCCTTGGGTAACTCGGCCAGCAAGCTGCAAAGCCTGCAGCTGCGGCTTTTGGCTGGAGAGGTCAAAGACAACATGGAGCACCTGGAGCCTTACGGGTTCACAGCCTGCCCCTTGGCGGGCGCCGAGGCGCTGGCTGGCTTTATTGGGGGTGATCGTAGTCATGGCGTGGTGATCGTGGTGGCCGACCGGCGTTTTCGGCTGCAGGGGCTCAAGCCGGGCGAGGTGGCGCTGTACACCGACGAAGGCGACAAATTCCACTTCAAGCGTGGACGGATCATCGATCTGGAGACCGTGACGCTGAACGTCAAGGCGTCGGACTCGGTGAACTTTGAGACGCCGGTGATCAGAGCCAGCGGCCGGATTGAGTCCGCTGGTGATCAGGTTGCCGGTGGGATCAGTCAGATGGAGCACCTGCATGACGGTGTTGAAAAGGGCGACAAGCAGAGCGGGCCGCCGGTCGGGGGTGAGGCATGACGCGAGAGGGTTTATTGCGCCGCTCTGTGACGATCAGTCTGTTCACCTGGCGCCGCGCAGGGCCGGATGACGCCGTGGATGATAGCGACCGCAAAGGCTGGTGGGCGGACTGCGTGCCATCCGTTGCCGGCGACAAAATTGGGTCTCGGCTGTGGCTGCTGCAGCGCCGGACGCTGGTAGCCGACACGCTCAAGGATGCCCAGTCCTACGCCGAGGAAGCGCTGGCCTGGTTGGTGGATGACGAAGTGGTCACGAGCGTTACCGTAACGGCTGAGCGCCAAGGGAATGACCGGATGAATCTGCGCGTCATGCTGACCGAGCAGAACGGCGAGACGCTGGAATTGAATTTTGAAGACACATGGGGGCTGATCAATGCGGTATGAGATTCCGACGCTGCCGGCGCTGATCAAGCGGACGGAGGCTGACTTTGAGCGCAACGCCCCGGACGCGCTGCGTCGGGCTGATGCCAAGGTGGCCGCCCGCGCGCTGAGTGGTGCGGTGTATGAGCTGTATGGCTATCAGGACTGGATTGCCCGCCAGTCCAATCCTGCGACCTGCGACGAAGCCATGTTGCTGAGTTGGGCCGATTGGCGCCTGGATGATGGCCCAACCCCGGCTGTTGCTGCTGAAGGGTTTGCGACTGTGGCGGGATCGAGTGGCGCCCTGGTGGACGCTGGCCAGCGTTATCGGTCTAAAGATGGCCGACATTATGTGGTCGCCGAGCCGGTCACGCTGGTGGCTGGAGGGGCCACTTTAAAGGTGGTGGCAGAGGACGTTGGAACGCTGGGCAACATCGAGGCCGGAACCCTGACGGCGGCCACCCCTGTGCTGGGCGTGAACCCCGAGGCAGTGATAGGGCCGGATGGCATCGTGGGTGGTGCGGAAAAGGAAAGCATCGAGGCGCTGCGTGCGCGGGTCAAAGCCGCGTTTAAAAACCCCAGTAAGGTCGGCAACGGTGAGGACTTTGTGGAGTGGGCCTTGCAGGTGCCGGGCGTCACCCGGGCATGGGCGTTACCACGGTGGATGGGGCCGGGCACCTTTGGGCTGGCATTCGTGCGTGACGGCGATCCCGAGATCATTCCCACCGCTGCCCAAGTGGCCGTGGTACAGGCTTATCTGGACAAGAAACGCCCGGTTACGTCAGAGGTCTATGCCCTGGCTGCAGAAGCTCGCCCCCTGAATTTCACTCTACGGCTCACGCCTGACAGCACGGCGTTGCGCGCCGCTGTTGAGCAGTCGCTGCGCGTTCTGATTGATGACGAAGGCGGGCCGGGTGAAACGCTACTGAAAACGCATGTGGGCTCGGCGATCAGCAATACCCCGGGAGAAACTGACCATGTGCTGATTGAGCCAGCGGCTGACGTGGTGATGGGGCCTAACCAAGTGGCAGTGCCGGGGGTGTTCACATGGGCTTGATCGACACCGAGGCGAGCTACTTGCAGCAGCTGCAGCAGCTTTTACCGCCGGGGCCTGCGTTCGATCTGGAGCTGCAGCCAGATGTAGCGCAGACGATGGCAGCGCTGGCCCCTGAGCTGGCCCGGGCAGATGGCAATGGCGAGGCGCTGTTGCTGGAGTTGAACCCGGCTACCGCGACTGTGCTATTGCCGGTATGGGAGGGTTACTTAGGCCTGCCGGACGTGTGTGTGGTGCCGGGTTCTCAGACCCCTGAAGAGCGCCGCGCGGCGGTGATCGACAAGCTGACAGCCACCGGCGCGCCCCAGTTGAGCTACTACCGCAAGCTTGGGGGGCAGAGTGGTATCCCGATCCAGATTGATGAATTCCGCCCGGCCCGGGTTGGCTCGACCAGCGTGGGCGACTTCCTCTATGGCGCTGCCTGGCCCTGGAGCTGGATTGCGTCGGCGCCTGTAGAGGCTTACGGGACTGAGGCGGCGGCGACGTTGGACTGCCGACTGCAGAGGGATGCCCCGGAATACACCGATGTGGTGCTGGGCTTTGGCCAAGAGGTGGTCGCGAGCATTGCGCTGCAGGTTGATCAACTGTTCAACGCCATTCATTACGTGGTGCCGGCGGCCGTAGCTGGCATCGAGGACTTGTAGCATGCAAAGAATTTCCAGCTGGACCGAACTGGTCGCGGCGTTGGGGCTGTTTCGTTACGGCACCGTGACCGGTGGCGTGGCGCCCACGCCGCTCAAAGCCGAGTGGTTGAACATGGTTCAGGAAGAGTTGGCCAACTTTATCCTGGCTTACCTGCCCGAACTGGATGCCGACGACAACACGCAGTTGCTCAAGGCCATACAGGCCTTTGGCGCGGCTTATCCGCTAAAGGCCACTACATTGGCCGGTTACGGCATTCTGGATGCGTATACGAGGAATGAGGCCGACTTCCTGCTGTCGAAGAAAGCCAACCTTGCGATCACTCTGGCCGGCTATGGCATCGGTGATGCGTATACCCAGGCAGCGGTGAACGCGCTGCTGGCCGCCAAGCAAACCCAGATTGATAACCTGGCGGCGACCAAGCAAGACAAAAACACTGCGTCACTGGGGGTTAACGGTTGGCGCCTGGACAAGGCCACCGGGTTGCTGGAGCAGTGGGGGGAAGGTTATTGCCCGCCTGACAGTGCGACCGGCGCCATCGCCTTCCCCACGCCGTTTGCCGAGGTCTACAACTGCTTTGGCAATAAAATCACCCCTAACTCCGTGGATGGCGATGCCAACGCTGCCGGTGCGCAGGCTATCAACGCCACGCAATACCGCCTGTTCAATGACACCAGTGGCTTTGGCGCCACGATTCACTGGCGCGCACTCGGTCGAGCCCCTGGGTATTAACCCGTATCCACCACCGAGAAGCAGCCCCCCTTCAAAGAACACCCAACCCGCCCTGCGGGTTTTTTTACGCCTGGAGAAACATGCATGACAGATATTTCAGCGCTGGAGGCCTGGGCTGGTCAGGTCGCGGAGGCGGCGGTGATGTCCACGGCTGCGGCTGGCAAGCAGCACGAATACATCCACGGTAGCGCCGCGACGGATGTGCTCACCGAGTCCGGCCTGGTGCCGTCGCTGGCCAAACAAGTGGTGCAGGGCCAAGAAAAGGTTACTGCCGTGCTGACCGAAGTGGCCTCACAGCTAGCAGGGGCCGCGACCTACGACACGACTGAACTGGGGCTATTGAAAACGGTAGATGGTGGTTACTTCAGTACTCCCAGCCCAGCGTCGAAAGGGTATTTAATTTCATGGCGGAACACGGCGGGTGTGGCGGTTTATCAAGATACCTACCCCAATGCGAAGGCGGTCGAAGAAATCGGTATTGAAGATCAATCCAGCGCCGTCTCGGGCCTGGCCTTCGCGGTGGTGGATGATGAAGGCCGCCGCACATGGATTGAGGCGGGAAAGGATGGTCGGCCGAGCGCTCACGCGGCCGAGAAGATCGGCGAAGTGCTGACCGCTGAGAACGCCCCCGGGCTTGCTGAGGGGGTCGCGGCTAAAGCCGTTGATGAAGTCGGCATAGAAGCGCTTTCAACACTGAATGATTTGGCCTTCGCGGTGGTGGATGATGCCGGGCGCCGAACCTGGGTGGAGGTGGGCAAGGACGGAGGGCCGAGTGCTCACGCGGCCGAGAAAATCGGCGAAGTGTTGACTGTCGAAAACGCCCCCGCCCTGGCCGAGGGCGTTGCTGCTAAAGCTGTTGCTGAGTCCATTGATGCAGTCGGCATCGAAGCACTTTCAGCTCTGAATGACCTGTCCTTCGCGGTGGTGGATGATGCCGGGCGCCGCACCTGGGTGGAGGCTGGCAAGGACGGCAAGCCAACCCAACACGCTATCGACGCCATTGTCGAGAAACTGCCGGGGGGGTTGGGCGAGGCCCCTGCCACGTACCAGTCCGGCGCCAAGGGTGCTCTGGGTATTGTCTCTGGCCCGAATATCACCTGTTGGGGCGATTCGATGACGGCGGGCGCGGGCGGCGGTGGCACCACGTATCCTGCTGTCTTGCAAAGTCTGCTAACGGCGGCCGGGTATACCAGCACTGTTTTCAATCGCGGGGTGGGCGGTGAAAACGCCCCGACCATTTGCGCCCGTGCCGGTGGCAATCCGTTTATCGCGCTGCCCGTGGGTGGGGTTATTCCGGCGACTACCACGGCGTTTGAAATCACCCTGCAAGCCATCAATGGGCAGGTGACAAAGCCACTGATGCAGGGGGCTTCTAGTTACACCGGCCGCCTGGGCAATGTGCCAGGGACGTTCTCGCGCACGGTGCTGGATACCGTCTACACCTACTTTTTCACCCGCACTACGGCCGGCCCCGAAGTTATCGCCAACCGTCCGCTGCCGCTTTACCTGGACATCGGCGATCAGGCCCGGGGTGACATTACGATCATCTGGATCGGGCAAAACGGCCCGAATGACGTGCGGGCGATTCAGGACGCCAAAGCGATCATCCAGCGTATGACCGCGCTGGATAAGCGCTACCTGGTGATTTCCAAGCCTGGGGGAAGCAGCACTTCGGACGTCGATGATGCTGCGTGGTTCGCCGAGTTTGGCCGCCGCTTTATTCCGATCCGTCAGTACCTGGTCAAGTACGGCCTGGCTGACGCGGGAATTGCCCCCACGGCGCAAGACAACGCCGACATGGCCAGCGGCACCGTACCGACCTCACTGCGCTTTGACGGCGTGCACTGGCTGGCTCCCGGTTACACCATCTTGGCAAATATTGTTTTTCAACGAATCATCGAACTGGAGTGGATCTAACATGGCTAAATTACTGCGCTTGCACGGTGTGACGCTCACCGACGCCACGGCCCCTAAAATCGTTACGCGGGATAAAATCGAGTCGTCGGGCTCGCTGATGCTGTTCGACGGCAATCATGAGTTTGGGGGCTTTGCGGGCCTGCCTATCGTTGATGCTCTGGTGCCAAACGCCCTGTCTAATCTATCCAAAGCGCTTACCGGGGGCGTGGGTGCAGACCTTGACTTCAAGGTAAAAACGGCCCGTCCGAACTCGGCACAGTTCAAGTCAGAACGCACGCCAAAGGGGGGCATTCATGGCATCGTCACCCAAGGCGGCGGCCAGACGGCTGCCGAAAGCTACTCGCTGGATGGCCCTAAGGCGGTCAGCGATTACATCTTGGCGCATCCGACCCACCAATATTACTTCTCCCTGTGGAGTCTGATTACTCGGGCCGGCCTGGCTTCGTCAGCCGCTCAGTCGCCGTTCCACTTCACTAACGGCCTTGGCGCGACCACGAACCATCTGTTCCATATGCAGGGTGGGGTGCCGAGTCCTGGGTTCGCCAGCGCTCCGTCGTTCCGAGGGGTTAAGGCAGTTCCCACCTACACCGACCACACGGGCGCCTCTATTGTTGTGCCAATGAAGCGTTTCGGCTCGATCGGTGTTGAGGGTTTCGTGGGGAACGCGCCTATCGCGGCGGATCGGATTCAGTTGGGCGTGGGTGCGTTCGGCGGTTGGAACAGCCTCAACTTCAACGTCTGCCCGAGCCGAATCATTTACCGGGCCTACGCCGAAGACCTGACCGTCTCCGGGCGCACGTATGCCGAGGTCGAGGCGCTGGACTACGCGCTGTTCCTGGAGGCATTCGCTCCGGGTGGCAAGTTCTACGGCGATACCTTCACCGCCCCTTCGACACTTCCTTGATGGTTGTCAGACCGCTCTGATCTAACTATACGATCCTGTCCGTTCCCGCCACTGAGCGGGTTTTTTTATGTCTTGGAAAAATATTTTGAGACGGGGTGTAGAAAGCCAGCGCGGTCGTTATGTTGTTTAGGTAAAGGGTGGAGCGCACGTTACGGGTCGCCGGCTCAAGACTGGCGGTCATAACGTCATCCTGACGTATAGGTAGGCATGCGTAACGCTGGCCACCTGACACTGTTTATCTATCCAGTAGTAGGGGATTCTAGATAGAATCCCCTCACTTGAACAAATGCTGTAGGAAGGAACCCGCTATGCCGAATACGCCCTCTGCAAACCCTTTGATCAAAAGTGACCAAGGGTCTACTATCGACGCGATTAATCAGTACCTTGCGTGGATGTGCATTCAAAAAGCCAATGACGAGACGGCGCATCCTGGGGAGGCGCTGCAATTGGAGACATTGCGGCAGGCTGTTGTTTCGCTTAAAGATGTGTAAATTTACACTAATTGTGGACTAGTAAAGATGGGCGCGTTATTCTGAGCGCCGTCAGCCCGAACGGGCACAGCAGTAAGAAGAATTAGAATTTTTCGGCAGGCTTAAAAAAGAAAACCCCCGACCTTGGCGGGACGGGGGTTTCTGGAGATCAGCACAAAGAATTGGCTTCTCGCCGGGCAGGTAGAAGTCTATTAGCTGATCACCGCATAAGCAAGCCCTAGGGATTAGGGAAGTTAGGATGATCGGCGAAGCCTCAACAGAAGGCCGCCCCGGCTTTATGCGGGGGCTTATAGATTTTCAGCCACTGGCCCGCGCTTTGCGCTCGGCTCTGGCTGCCGGTGGTTCGCTATGAAGCGTGTCACGGCTACCATCCATCATCTGCCAAGCTCCCCGGCATCGGCGGCCTATAATGGCCTGTCAGTAGTCCAGGCCAAAGCCCCAGCCAAACGTTTAAAGCGTGTCGATCGTTCGGCCCAGCCACGCCGTCCGCGCGCCCTGACCGATGCCCAGCGCCGAACGTTCCTGGGCACCGCGGCTGATCGCATCCGCGAAGAAGCCAAAGACCGACAATGCAAATGGCTGCGCGACTTCGACACCTTCCAGGCCAGTGGCTACCGCACCAGTCAAACCCGATGGGACTCGCTGGCCGAGCTTATCGAGCCGATGCTTGCGCGCATGGACATTGCCACGATGGTGATGGGCTACCTCGATAAGGCCGGCGAATTCCGCCTCAACCGACAGCGTGGCCTGGCCGAAGACACCAGCCTGCAAGAGTGGACGGTTTCGCGCGTCATGGCCGCCCTGGAAGCGTCCAAAATGGTCTATCGCAAGGTGCGTCGGATCTGCCACAACGGCCGCTACTGGATCACCCGCGTCACGATCAACATTCGCCCGCGCTTCTTCATTCAGCTAGGGCTTGGCTATCAGCTCGCCGAAGCCCGCACACAGAAGAAGGCCAAGCGCAACCAATTACTGGCGACCTTCGGCAAGCAGCGCACGGACGCGCTGATCAGCAACGCCGCTGACCGCGAATCTCGTAAGCAGTCCCACGTCACCGCCCAGGCTAAACGCCGCCGTCAGGAAGCCATGGCCCAGGCACAAGCCGCCGAGAATAACGAGCGCGCCCGAGCGGCTGCCTGGTCGGCCTTCATGGCTGAGCCCGATGTACAGTCGATGTCGATGGCCCAGCGCATCAAACTGTTCAACAACCGCTACCCCCGCCCCTAAGCCCCGCTATACCGCGCACCGCCCAAGGCGGTGCATTCGCACGCCTGGCGCCTAGGAAATGCGTCTGCGCCGAGCCAGGCGCTGCAAATTCCCCCGCGCGCCACACCCTTTCCCCTCCTGAAACACTAAAACCCCCAGCAAAAAATCCACGGCCACGCGCCGGAACCTTCCCTGTTTTTATAAATCAGCAAGTTTTTATGTGTAGTGGTACCGAGAGGCAGAAAAATAGAGCCTTTAAAGCTCATGAACCGTGCCAGATGTGCATGACGGACTGACGAAATAAAATGACTGCCCACTTCGCGCCTGGAGGCGCGGGGCAAGTGGCAACCCTCTTCGCCAACATCGCCGCCGTTCCTTCAATGAGGCGCCCTCCAGTCGCTGTGGGACGTTCCCATACCGCGCACGACATAACGTCGAGTCAACGTCCCTTCGCTCCTTCACGCGCCGCCTGCGGCCTGTCAGTCGCGCAAGCGCTCCAGCAATCAGGCAAGGGGGGTCGCTCACGATGGTTGTCTGCCTGTGGGCGGCTCAGCGCCTGCCTGGGGCGATTGCCCGAAAAGTTCAGGGCGTTGGCGCCCTGCTCCCGCTGCGTGCCAAGTGTTCGGTCTTGAAGCGTTCCAGCCATCGGCCGGCCGCGATTGCCCGCCCCGGCGTGTTTCTTTGTCCCTGACGAAATAACGAATTGACGAAATAACGAAAGGCCAATAAGGTTCAGCCCAAGGCCGGGCATTACGCCAAGGCCGTTATCCGGGATTGAACCGATGACCAAACAAGCACCGTATGTGGTCGCTTTAAAGGCGGCATTTTTCGAGCGTTACGGCATTCAGCTCAATGCGCGCATTGCCGGGGTATCGCAACGCGATTGCCTGATACTGGCGGTGCCTGCATTCCGGCAGCGTGTTGAGGTAGACCGTGCGCAGCTGATAGACATTGGCATCTGGCTTGAGGCTCAAGGCTATTATCTGTGCGAGGATTACGGTCGGGTCGGGCTGCTGGCTTCGCCGTCTGGCTGGACCTGCTGGAATGCAGGCGTGTCGGTCAAGGTTCGGCTTTGCCCTGACACAGTAACGAAATAACGAAATAACGAAAAGACAACAACCCGCCGGCTCTGCCGGCGGTTTAGCATTGGAGGCTGGATGTTTGCGTTGTTACTGCGTGACGGGTCACGCACGGAAATAGAGGCGCCGGATTTGTGGGAAGCGATGCGCGTGGCGCTTCGGCTCGATGCCGCACAATTGGAAGTGCCAGGCACTCCGCCGCGCTCGATGACTGCTGACCAGGTGCGTCAGGAATTGGCGCTTGATCGCCCCGGGTTATTTGACGCCTATGCTCCGGGCTGGCAGCCGCCAAGCGTTCCCGAGTTCCGCGAGCTGCTACGAGTGGCCGACTTGTCAGCCAGTCAGGCCGGCATGTTGGTCGGGGTCGATGGGCGCAAGATTCGCAAGTGGGCCGGTGGTGAAGGGGAAGTACCCTATGCGGTGTGGCGTCTATTGAGTATCTATGCTGGGCTTGCGGCAGCTCCAGCAATTCAGGTAACGAAATAACGAATTGACGAATTAACGAATTGGCTCTAAAGTCTGCTCCAAGGCCGGGGATCAACCCAAGGCCACCACCGGAGCAGACCCGATGAATACCGCACAACTCTCGGCCCGTATGAAGCAAGCGGCCAACCAACTCCCTACTTCCCGCCTTATTGAGGTTGTTCATTTGATGGGCGGCGCGATTCTGCCGCCCGCAGAAAATATGACGCGCGCCGCGCTGCTGACGGCTTATCAGGATCGCGAAGGTGATGATGCCTTGGATGCCCTGATGGACGAAATCGGACTGTAAGGATTGCCGCCCCGGGCTACGCCGGGGCTTCACGGAGAGCGCGGTAATGATCGACCCTAACGACCCTGGAACCCTAGACCTTGTGGCTGCCTGCGAAGAGCCGATGAGTGGCGCCGAGCGCGCACGCCGGCACCGCCTGAAAAAGAAACAGGCCGGAATCAAAGACATCAGCCTGACCCACACTGAGCGTTGTGTGCTGAGCTTGGGGCTGCTGGCCCATGAGGATCTGGATCACCGCCCGGCCGACTGGGCCACCAGCAAAAAGCCCGGCTTTGATGCGCTGCTTAAAAAGTTGTGGCCAGAGGGTGACAAAGGCCGGTACTTGGCCGAGCCGCAGCGCAGTACCTATAGGCCGACCGAGTTCCTGCGCAATAAGTTGGATCAGGCGCTTATCGAAAACCGCCGCCTGAAAGAGGCGCTGCACCAGATTGCCGCCGAGGTTAATGTCTCTGCCGCCGCGCCGGCTAACTCTGTGCAAGGTCAAGATGGCGAAGACTTTGCCACCCTGGAAGTCACCGACGCGCCCCTAATGACTGTGTGGGAGAAGCTGCCTACGGACTTTGCCCGGTGCGCCACGGCGCTGGGCTTGCTGCGCCTGCGTAACAGCCAGCATGCCGAGCTGGGCCGCGCCGTTGAGGTGCTAAAAGCCCGATTGAGTGCTGCCGGCTTTGACGCGCGGGTCACGAACAACAAGAAAGAATGGCATTGGAACAGATTCCCGCTGGAAGACTATCGGGCCACCAGCGCGCCGGAATACATGGAGCGAATTCCCCGCAAGCTTTCCCCCGCTGACGACCGCGCCGAACTGTCCCGCCGCGTCGAATATCTTGAAAAGGAAAGGGCGTTGCTGGAGGCTGAGCGCAATAAGGCGTTTGCCGCCAACTACACGTTGACTGAGCGCCTGCGCCGTGCAGGTCTTCCAACGGACTACAGGCCGCAGCCGGGTGAATAGCCCGGCGTTACCCGTCACGAACTCAATATAAAGGAACCCCCGCCATGCCTGACCCTCGATCCAACTGGCGCCGCCTGAGCAATGGCCATTACCTGGTGCGTACGCAGGCCGGGTTCAATCATGCGCTACGAGACTACTTCGAAGGGTATTTGTTGCGGGACTTGCGAGACGTGGTTGGGTATCCGAAGGTGTACCCGTCAGTGGTGCGCCTGGTGTACCACGACGGCAGACATGAGGCGCAAGCCCATTGCACGCCCATCAATCAGTACAAAGCCGAGTTGGCCGCGCTGGTCGCTGACCTGGCCGACGAATAGAAAGGAACCCAATTTATGCAGACTGAACAATCCCCATCCCCCCGCCAGCCTATCGTGCGCCGCTATTTCTTCGGCATGACCAGTCATATCGAGCTGGCTATGCGGCCATAGCCGTGATGAGCGCGTGATGTGGGCCGGTAGCGATGTGATGCCAGGTGAAGCGACGACCTGCTTTGACTGCGGCCTGGTGGCCGCTGGCCTGATGCCGACCGAAGAACAGTTGCAAGCGTTCCGGCGCGAACACGGGACGGAGTGAGTCTGCGTTACCAATAACGCCGCTTATGTAAAACAGGCCCCCACACCAAGCCAAGGTGTGGGGGCCTTTTTTTGTGGCCACGGATACCACACCCCCCTACACTGGCCTACCACACCCCCGGCCACTGGTTTTACGCACTGTGGGCCACTCACTCGAAAAGGAATGACCTCGATGTCGATAACCCTGCCCCCCAGCTTCTTTGCCCCGCCGCCTGGGCACGACGACCCGCTGCTGCCAGCGGTCGCCCGTTACGCGGCTGCTGTGCCAAACCTCGGCCCCGGCGCCCTGATGCGCCGTTTTGGCCTGGGCCGCCGGCACGCCGCGCAGTTGCTGGAAGTGTTGCGCGCACAACGTGTGTGCATGGGCCTAGCGTGGCGAGGCGTGTACCGCGTCAACCCGCATGCCTGGGCCGCGCTGTGGGATGGTCGGTCATGAGCGACCGTTACGGTAACGCCTGCGACCCGCTGGCCGAGATCAGCACGCTGCCCGAAGTGATCGACACCCTGCGCCGCCGCCTGACCAGCATCGAGCGCAGCAGCGACACCCTGCAGGTGCATCTGGCCAGTGAACGCGCACACGGCGTGGTCGAAGCGCTGGAAGTGCTCAAGGTGCTCAAGCCGACGGAGATTGAAAGCCTGTACCTGTTATTCGAAAACACCGCGCAGGCGCGGGTACAGGCGCTGCTGCTGTGATCGGCGAAGGGATTCACGAAGACGCTCTGCAGCACCTGGTGCAGCAGAACGCCGTGCGGGAGTTTGTCGCGGGCCGCGATGCCAGCCGCACCAAGTGGACGTTTTCGGTGCGCCTCGGCGGGCCGCACGCCCGGCTGATCCCGGTGCGTTCACGGCGCGAAGTGATCCGCACCTGGGCCAGCCTCACGGCCGTGGGTCGCTTTGCCGAAGGGCTCGGCGTGCGGGGGTTTGCGGTCGAGCTTTGAGCGTTACCCGTCACGCAGGCACAAAAAAGCCCCGCAAGGTACGGGGCTTGGTTTTGTTTAGGCGGACTACTTGCCGGCCTTTGCTTCCTTTAGCAAGGCGAATCCCTGACGCAGCACATCGACCATGCTCATTTTGTGCATGGCCGCGAACATCTTTAAGTCCTGCTTGAATTGGGCGTCAACTTTGAAGTTGGCCGTTACCAAATCACCCGGGCCAGCTTGTTTGGTGTGCCCTGGCTCGGTCGCCATAGGCGCAGCCGGCGCGGTGCCTTTGGTAGATTTGTTGCGCGGGGGTTTAGGTGCTTCGACTGCCATGTGGGTGATTCCTTTAATTCGTCAATTCGTCAATTCGTTATTAGGATGATAGCTTAGCGGCACGCTGAATGATTGCGGAAATTAGCCGTTCAGCCTGAGCGCGCAGGCCTTTGTGCGATACCTCTATCACTGAAAGGCCAATGTCCATGGCGCGGCTATAGCTGACCTTCTGCGCCAAGTAGCCGTCCAGGACGTGATAGGGCTTCTGGCTCAAATAGTCCTGAGCCTCTTCTAGTTCGGCCTGGCTATCGCCGACGTGGTTCAGAGCGAAGGCAATGCGCTCGACGGGAATGCCGTGCTTGTAGTGCAGCGCATCGGCCAGCTCAACGGCGGGGTCGAGGTCGTCAACCGACAGGCCGGTCGGGATGACCAGAAGGTCGCAGACCTCAGCCATAGTCGCGGTTGCTTTGCTGGCCAGCGGCGCACCGTCAAAGATCATCACATCGTAATCATCGGCCCGAGCCACGGCGTGCGCGATAGAACCGAACTGTTCGACCGATACTTCAGGCTGATGATTGCGCTGCAGGCGGCGCTGATGCCAGCGTGTGCTGGTGGATTGGTTAAGGTCGAAGTCGGCGAGTTTTACCACCCACCCGTTTTGTGCGTACCCGACAGCGGTGCCGCGTGCGCAGGTGGATTTGCCAGGGCCACCCTTCTGAGTTGCGAAGCCAATTCGTAGTGCCACGGTGAGAATTCCTTTTGTGCGTTAATTCGTTAATTCGTTAA